ATTGAAGAAGAAAAAACCACTCCCTATGCAAGGCTCACCCGCTCAATAGCACTTGGTTTAGTACCAGTTTCTCATAGGCGCCACTTCATACACTCTCTAAAAGAGTTGGCTTTTGAACACCTGGATATCTTGCGAGAAACCTACACAATGACAAGATATTCATGCATCGCTAAAAACAGCAAGCTAATGGACTCCAGAAATTTTCTCACTAACCTCCAGTTCGATACCATCTCTCAACTGGCTCTGAAAACGCTAATTGCGCGAGGGCTAGTCACTGAGATAAAAATTACGGAGCTGGGTGTAAAATTTATTGAATCATGCTACTCGACAGATGATCTGGCTCCACACAACTTCAACTACGCAACTTCAAGACAAGAGCGCGGCGTAATTATTAAGCTAGGAGATAGCAAAGAAATTAAAACAATCGCAACCTCATTGATTCACGAGTTAAAAAAGAGACAAATACAGACTGAAACAGCTGACATATTGAAGGTTGATGGATTGAAGTCTGATGACCCCTACGTAAAATTTGCAGATTATGCTTTTGTTATTGCGTTCCGAAATAGTGGTTTCTCTCAGGGCATCAGCGACACACTCAATAGCTCTCTTTCGGGAAAGAAGTCCATCCAGATTTTTCTGGACGATCCCAATATCCGCGAACAGGAACCAGTCAGCTTTATGGACGCGCCTTCAAAAATCATAAGAAAGGAAGAGAGCCCTGCTCAAGCAGCAGCTGAAGCGGTAGAGTTTATCCTGAGCTAAAAGTGAAGCCTAAACGCTCACTAACACAAAAACCTTAAACCCTCCTGAAATATCTCCTCTTTGACATGCCGCCAACAATGGCGGCATGAAAACTCAACTCGCACTCAATACCGACCTTTCCGCCACCGTCTCTGACGGCAAGGCCCCGGAGTGGGTCGAACTTATTCCCCCTGGTCCCAACGTCACCGGCCGCGATGGTCGGCAATGGCTGTTCGATGAGCAAGCGGGAGTGCTGGTGCAATCCAGCTTCACCGGCCGCTCTATCGATCTGCCCATCGATTGGGAGCATGCCACCCAGCATCGCGCCACCAAGGGCGAAGACGCCCCGGCTGCTGGCTGGATCAAACAATTGGAAATTCGTGGTGGCGCGCTGTGGGGGCTCGTTGACTGGACACCCCGTGCGTCCGCCCAGGTCATCAATCGTGAATACCGTTTTCTATCCCCCGTCTTCGACTTCGACCCCGATACCACACGTATTGCGCGACTGGTCAGCGCAGGCCTGACCAACAAGCCCAACTTTCTGCTGACAGCCCTCAACCAAGAAACCCCGGAGAACACGCCAGTGAAGTTTTCACCTGCGATTTTGACCGCGCTCGGCTTGCCCGAAACCGCCACCGAAGAACAGGCCATCGCGGCCACCACCCAACTTATCAAGTCCACCAACCAGGCACTGAACACCGAGAGGCCCAACCTGGAGCAGTTCGTCCCCCGTGCGGACTACAACGCGCTGGAAACCCGCGCTACCAACGCCGAGCAGGCGCTGGCCACCCAGAAGAAAGCCGAACACGACAAGGCCGTCGAAGCACTGATCACCTCAGCGACTCAGGCCGGAAAAATTACGCCAGCAACCGTGGATTACCACCGCGCTGCCTGCCAGGACGAAACCGGCCTGGCACGTTTCAAGGCATTTGTTGAGGCAGCACCAGTCGTCGCTGCCGCCACCAATCTGGGCGAACGAAAGCCCGACAACGTCGCCACGGCGCTCAACTCCGAAGAACAAAAAGTCGCCGCGCTGCTGGGTATGAGCGAAGCGGAATTCATCAAGGGCAAGGCGTAACTCCCCCTCTATATAAAGGAAGCGATTCATGATCATTACTACGGGTGCCTTGACTGCGCTGTTCACAGCGTTCAAGGCTGAGTTCCAAAATGCACAGGCCGCGACTCCAACCGACTGGGCGCGTATCGCAACGTTGGTGCCGTCATCGTCCGCCAGTAATACCTATGGTTGGCTGGGTCAGTTCCCAACCTTCCGCGAGTGGATCGGCGACCGTGTGCTGAAGAACATGGCAGCGCACAGCTACTCCATCACCAACAAGAAGTTTGAATCCTCGGTCGGCGTTCCTCGCGACTCCATCGAAGACGACGAGATCGGTGTCTATAAACCGTTGTTTGCCGAGATGGGACGAGCTTCCAGTGCGCATCCCGACGAATTGGTATTCGGGTTGCTGAAAGCGGGCTTGACCACCCTGTGCTACGACGGCCAGTACTTCTTCGATACGGATCATCCGGTCTACCCGCAAACCGATGGCACCGGCGCGCCAGTCTCCGTCAGCAACTACCAGGATGGTGCAGGACCGGCTTGGTATCTGCTCGATGTCAGTCGAGCAATCAAGCCGCTGATCTTTCAGAAGCGCCGCGATTACGCGTTGAAAGCCATGACCAGCATGGACGACGAAAACGTCTTCATGCGTGACGAGTACCGTTATGGCGTCGATGCTCGCACCAACGTTGGCTTTGGTTTCTGGCAGTTCGCCTTCTGCTCGAAAGCCCCTCTGACCGCTGAAAACTATGGCCTTGCCCGTGCTGCAATGAAGAACTTTCATGCAGATGGTGGCCGCCCGCTCGGCGTCAATCCGGGCCTGTTGGTTGTTCCGTCTCAACTGGAAGGCGCGGCACGCAAGATCCTGGTCAAGGATGCAGACAACGGCAACGAGTGGGCAGGTACTGCCGAAGTACTGTCTCCGAGCTGGCTGGGTTAAGGGGGCGTCATGACCATTGTGATCACCTCGAAACATGACGGTTTCCGCCGTTGTGGTGTTGCTCACACCAGCCTGCCAGCTCGTTACCCGGATAATTTCTTCTCGGAAGCGCAGTTGCGGGCCTTGGTGAAAGAGCCTCAGTTGATCCTCGCTTATGAGGGGGATGAGTTCGACCAGGTACAGGACAGCCGCGATGAAAGCCTCCAGGAAGTCGATCTATCGAAAGCGCCCGGCACCGTACAAAACGCTCAGTCGTCGGCGCTTGAAGCAAACACTCCAGCTCTGGGTGATGCATTGGTTCTGCCCGTCGCCCCGGTCGTTGGCAGCGAAGAGCCTGGATCTGATGGTTCGCGACTAGGGCCACTCGCACCTGTGATCGAGCAGGACAAAAGTCAACTGACAGCGGCCGATATCGATCTTGATGCCCTCTGGAAAGAGGCATGCCAGGAAGATCAGGAGCGTGAAGCAGTCAAGGCGCAGGCCGCGAACCCTTCCTTGAAAGCAGGGAAACCCAAAGCAGCTAAGGTCGAGAGCAAAGACAAATGAACCTCTCACTGCCGTCCGTCATCCAGCTCCTAGTCCGCTTTGGTGCCCGCGACATCACCGAGATAGCGGTGCCGGACACCGAGCGGATGATTGAACCTGCTCTGCTGGTAGCCGCAGCGGCTGGCGAACCCATGGACGATTGGCAGCCGGAGGATGTGGCGACTGCTGTTGCGACATTGGCCAGGATCGCCGACGCAGTGACTCGGGCGCGCAGTGAGGTTTCGTTCTACTTGCGTTTCCGCCCGGCCGGAGAGGATGCGCCGGATTGGGTGACCGATGACCTGGCCGAGATCGCCCGTTATCACCTGTACGACGACGCAGGCAAAGAGGAGTCGACGGTGCGGGTGCTTTACAAGGACGTGATAAAGCGGCTGGAGACTCTGGCCAAGGAAGATAAGGACCGTGGAGCTTCGGATGACGGGGCGTCTGGTCTTCAGATCACCCACCAGCCTCGCCTGATGGACCGCCGAACTTTGAGGGGTTTGTGATGCTGGGCGAGCTGGAGGACTTGATCGAGGCGAGGCTCAAAGAGTTGAACGTCAAGCTGCCGCGTCTGGCAGTGGAAAGCTACGGCGGTGAATTGAGTGACCCGGACCTACTGTCCGGCTTGCTGAAGCGCTGCCCGGCGGTCTTGCTGATGGTGCCCAAAGCTGTATTCAGCCGTACGTCCCAGTCCCGTTACACCGTACCGATCACCTTTCGCCTGGTCATTGCAACACGTCATCCGCGGGGCGAAAGGGAGACCCGACGCGGCACCACGCCGACCGACATCGGCAGCTACGCCCTTTGGGAAGCCTGCATGCACCAGTTGGTGGACTGGCAGCCCTGGGAGAACCGTGCCGCGATCCGGCCGACCGAACTTTCCAACCTGGTCAACGGCAAGTTAGCCAGCGACCACCTCTCTGTCCTGGGGCAATCGTTCGTCATCGAGCTGGATTGGGAGAAACCGAAAGAGGCATTACCTGACTTCCTGGGCATCACCCTGGATTACCACGCCCCGTCGGATAACCCCGACTCGGTGGCCACCGACAACATCGAACTGAGGGACGTGTAATGCGCGTTATCGCCGCACCTGGACATCGGGTGCCCATGGAAGAAGATCCGTACAAGTACATCGAAGAGGCTAAACCCGTCGACGTGGCAGACACCTCCTACTACCGGCGCCGATTGGCGACGAGTGAACTGCTGACCGCCGATAAGCCACGCGGCGGTGCCAAACAACCCGCACAGGAATCCGCTGAATGAGCATTTCCTTAGACACCATCCCAGCGTCAATTCGCAAGCCCGGCGTTTACATGGAGTTCAATACCAGCTTGGCGGTACGGACACTGCCAACCAACAGACAAACTGTTTGCCTGATCGTGCCCCTGGGCGAAGGTGCGACGGTTGCGGCCAACGTACCGACGCCGTTTTACAGTGCGGCAGAGGCCAAGGCTTTGTTCGGCGGGACCGTGGCCGAGGAAATGGCGGACGCGTTTATCACGTCCTATCGGTATGCCTCCATTTCGGCCGTAGGCGTAGTGGTCGAAGGCGAAACTGAGCCTGACATCAAAGCTGCATTGGATTCGACCGCCATGGGTGGTTTCACCATTCTGGTTCCTGCATGGTTCAGCCAGGTTGCGCTCACTGCACTTCGTACACACATCCAGACTTACACCAGTTCGATGGAGCAACAGGGCATCATCGGTGTGGCG